TGGCGAATCCGAAATGGATCAAAATGCCATGTTTGGAGAGGCCAGCGGTGGCGGAATTGTAACGCCTCCAAGTGAAGATGTTGAATTTGACGACCAAGCAGACTCCGATCAGTACGGTGCCGGCATGGCACCCATGTCCACTAGCCAATATGAGGAAGAACCACAGATGTACAGTAACCGGCCGCGAAAGGGAGTTTCGGTAAGTCGATACTCAGCGCTTGAAACCAAGCACAATGCTCTTTTAAGAAGTCACAAGCTGATGCAGAAAACATTGGGCAACGTTGCTCAGCAGATGCGTCAAAATGAGCAAGAAAAAATTGACATGGATCGCTCGCAAAAAATCGACCAAGTTTGTTCGCGTTATTCAGCGATCCTTGATCCGCAGGCAGAAAAGTCTCGCTTGCTAGGTGATTCCGTTTCGCACGACAAGTTTGCTCAAGAATTGGAGCACTTGGAAGGCATTGGACATCGACTTGAGCAGACTAGCGTGACTCGAAATTCAATTCCATCGGGGCATCAAACATCTACCTATCGCGGAAACGCTGATCACTCAGTTGAGCGAAACGCTGCATGGTTTGCCAAGTGCAATGAAATCCAGCTAAACGCCGCAAACAGTAATAAGTTCCACACTTGGTCGGAGCTGGAGTCTCTCACTGATGAGGCGTTGGCAAAGTAGTAGCGTTCAAACAAGTTGTTTGATCGTTTGACCTAATTTTAAAAACAATTAAAGAGGATTTTCAGTTATGCAAGATGCTTCATTCGTTGCGGAAAGCGACATCACAATTTCATCCTTTGTCAAGCGAGGCGCAAACGACTTTGGCATGGCTCTTTGCGGAGCTGGCGATCGAGCTGACATTGGAGTAAGTGTTCAGGGTACGCAGGACACACTTCTGCCAGGCGTTACCTACACCTCGCTGATTGCCGCAAAGCAAGGCACCAGTTGCAAAATTTATGGTAACACTAAAACTTGCGAGGTGATCGCTGGCGGAGTAATTGCTGCCGGAGCTAAGCTAAAGCCGGATGCAAACGCTCATGCGGTTGTTGCTGGAACCGCAGGAGATGTGTTTTCTGCAATAGCAAACAGTGACGCGGCCGCCGCCGGCGAACGTGTTAGCGTGACAGTACAATACGGCGTTATTTAATCGCCAACATTTCGTGGGCACTGCATTAGCAGTCCTTTTCGTTTTAATTTAAATCGCCGAACTAACAGAGGTTAATACTATGGCTGACGCAGGCCCACAGATGTATCCTGGCCAATCCAACACATACGTGAAGGATCACCAAGCATCCAATTACTTGATTACGCAATTTTCGCGTAACGTAAAAGACTTTCCATTGAACAGGTACGTTCAGTATCAGGAAATCAACAAAGACACTGGTTATTACCTGCGTCTGAACGTTGAACAGGCAGGTCGCCTTAAAGATGGCAACCTGAACAAATACCATTGGCCAGATTCAGCGGATCGGCCGCGAAATCATGACGGAACTGAAAAGTTCAATTGGGTTGACTTCCGTGCCCAACGTTATGATTACGGTTTCCTTTTGGGGTGGAAAAGTCGCGACCAAGCTGGGTTTGACTTGCAGGACGTAGAGCTTGCAAACCAAGCCCAATTGGCCATGACCGGCCGAACTCGCCGCATTCATGAAGCGTTGGAAACTAACGCCTATTGGGATGCAACTCACATCAAAGATGTAGTTACAATTCCTGGCAACACCGGACGTTGGGATCAGTCAACTACCGGCCGATCGGACATTAAGCGTTCGATTAACTACGCTCACGACATTATCCGCAAGGATACTTTGGCTGTGATCAAGCGTAAGGACGACATGCAACTCGTCATGAATCCTGCAACCGCCCAAAGAATTGGCGAGTCACAGGAAATGATTGCTGCATTCATCCAGTCGCGATTTGCGATGGCTCAGTTTACCGGCGAAGAGACGACTTACGACGATTACGGCCTTCCGGCTAAGCTTTACGGCGTTGACGTAGTTGTGGAAGACACCGTGATGGTCACAAGCGGCCGCGATGCTGCTACAGTCGTCCGTCAGGACGTTTGTGCTGACGGCACCGTGTACTTGCTAAGTCGGCCTGGCGGTTTAGTCAGCAAAAGCAACAACGGTCCTAACTTCTCAACTGTCATGAGCTTCCTTTACGAAGACATGACAACAGAAACTCTTGACGACACAAACAATCGTCGAACAGAAGGTCACGTTGTTGATGACACCGCAGAGGAGCTGGTTTCACCAGTTTCTGGTTTTAAATTTACCAACGTAGTTTAAGGTAAAGCATGCCAAGGTACGCCGATCCAGTTGATTTGGCTGCCCGATTTGACATTAGAACAATCGGGCAGCTATGCACTGACGACGGCCAAGAGCTTAGTCGAACCGCCATTGTTGACCACATAAACGTCAAATCGGCGCTAGACGACGCCTCTGGCCGCGTTGAGGCGGCTTTGCGTCATGGCAATCGCTACACCTTAGTCAATTTGCAAACCGATTTGACCGACAATTCACTTGCACACCTTAAAAGCATTGTTTGCACGATTGCAATGACACGGCTTTTAAGGCGTCGGCCAGGGACATTTACAGACCTGTTGCAACAGCTTGCTGCGGAGGCTGAGGATCACCTCAAGCAACTAAGCAGTGGGTACGACGTATTTTCAATTGATGCCAATGTGGCAGCCGGCATGATTAGCGACGAAGGCAATGGAAACAGTGAAAATGCCAGCTTGCTTAACGTTAGAAATTTAATATCCGACAACATGATTGGCCGATACTTTCCTCACAGGGGCGATACTGGCAATCGAGATAGAAGGACTGGCTTTCAGTAATGACTACAAATGACGATTACTCGCCTGGCTGCTTTACACCGCGTGCCTACGGATTAATTGACTGGGTAATTTGGGTGCCATCTTGGACATTTGATGGGACAAATTATCAAATTAATACTCCAGCAAACGCCCTTCGTCTTGGCACAAGCACTGACACGACTGAATTTCAAAATCAGCCGTTTATGAACGACATTCATTCCGATCGGCACGGAGGCGAACAAGGTCCACCTGTGGAGACGCAGTACCTTGGCCATACCGTAAAGTTTGTTATTGAGCTAACAACTTGGAATGACTCTGTGCTTGATCTACTGCGAGGCAGAGCGTTAGACCCGAGAACGGGAACGGCACTTACTGCGCCAACTTACGGCATAGATTCGCAATATAAAATTGGCCAAAACATGTTTCAAAATAACCCAATTCGGGTTTGCGCTAATACGGAACGAGCAGAAGACGTGCGAAATTTTTGGTGTTGCATAAACACTGAGCCAATTGCGTGCGGAATAGGTACAAAGTGGGCTGCGTGGCGTATTCCATTTACCGCGTATCGTGTACCCTGTAATATCCCAAATATTGGCGAAAGAATCGAAGATAGGACATCGCCGGACAATACAATTGTTCCGGCAGCTAACCCATAGGCTTAACAAAGCGAACAAGTTTTTATTCAACAGGCGGCAAGCATGTTTTGGAACACTCGAAACAGAAACATCTTTAAATATTACGACGGCGTAAAGGTTCGCTATGGCGATCCGTTAGCAATTTTAAACAAAATTGATACACATCCAGTTTACAATGCAGAAAAGCATCCAAAGCTGGCGCAATCTACCGACAAGGAAGTTTCGGTGCAGGCGTATCAAATATGCGTCGATTGCTTCAGGCAGGCATTTAATTGCCCTGATTTTGACGACACAACAGGTCGTGGCCTTACAATGCAGGAGGTCATTACGCTTAATGAGCTGTTTTGCGAATATTGCGATGATTTAAAAAAAAACATCAGCAATTCATCGACGCCATTGGATTGACGGGAGTTGATCTTCTTAAGCTTTACAATGAGCATTACGAAATCTATTGCGCGCTTCAATGTTCAATGTCACGAATGTGGTATCGCAGGGTTGAAATTGGCCGGCTTGCCGCGATTTTTGCACAAAATTACATGCAAACCGGCAAAACTCCTGATATTATTTATTCATCAATTGCCATGAGTGAAGACGAAGCCCAGTACCTAAGGCAAGCGGAGAAATAACAATGGCAGTACCATTAATTGGCCTAGCGTTAGGGGCACTTCGAGCCGTAGGCGGCCGAGCGATCGCCAGCATGGGCGCGGCTGCGCTTAGACGGACGGGCGGCCGAATCGGAGCTGGCGTTTTAAGAGGCGGACAATCGTTAACTAGGCACGGGGAAGCTCAGTGGTACGGTGCCCGTGCAGCCCGTGCAGCCCGACGCGCCGGCAGCGTTCCTTTGAGCACGCAGCAAACGATTACGACTAACAACTACAGCAGTACGACACTGCAAAACGCAAATAATTCAAATACAACCAACAGCGTAGCTGCTACCGTAAACGGGGGCACGCCAAGGCCGACTAGCGGAATTCCGCCAATTGGCGGAGACAACACCTCTCGTCCTAGCCAAGGTTTTGACCCTGAAATTACAAGACTGAACAGCAGGGATGTAATATCGCGGTTTGGTCAATTTATGGCTAGTTTTATACCGGCAATTGGCGGTTACATTTCAAGAATTCGGCAGTTCACAAACAACCATTATGATTTTGTAAAAGCCCAGGAGTTGGGGAAGTACAGCGGCCTAACAGCTGTAGGCGACGCTCAAATAAAAGTCGGCAATATTCAGCGCAAGATTGGCAGGGCGCAGTACACCTCGGAATCCGAATATAGCATGACAATTTCTAGGAACCGGCTTGAGCAAGCAAAGGAGCCTTTTCGCGCAGTTTACCAAAAAACCATGAATCAGCTTACCTCAGTGGCCTATGACATCGAGGCCGCGGCGTATGAAGGTGCGACTAATTTAATGGGAGATTACGGCGGCATTATTGGGCAGGGTGCTGGGCTAATGACTGGCGGTGGTTATTTTTCCGGTCAGCTTGGGAAAATGATGGGAGATTACATAGCCAAGGAAATTAAGGAAGCTCAAAAACATCAGACACAATTAGATTTGTTGCAGCAATCGTTTTTAGGAAACATGGCTCACCCTAAAAAAGACGACAAGGCACAGCAGGCTGCAAAGAAGTTTTCGCGTAACGTTGGAACGCCACAGGGTCCGGCAAGAACATCGGGAGGTTATTAATGACCAACGTAAACAGCAAGTGGGATTATGAAAACGTTCAAGGCACTTGGGAAACAGTTGATCGGCCGCTTAACGGAAGAGTAACACAGGCTAATGTTGAAAGGACTTTAGGAGCTGGTAATGCAAGCGCGGCGGTTCTTACCGGACGGGGCACAACTGTTGTATACAACGACATAATATTGGCCGATTGTGAAGTAAAGGAATTTAATTCCGAAGTTTTGTACGATCCGTCAAAAACAGATCAACTTGGCCGAAAAGTTAAGTTGACAGTGGAATGCAGTTACGTTCCAGACAAAAATAGTAGTGTAGGCCCAGCTTATAATCAACAAGGTTTTGGCATAGACGAGCGATTTGCTGGCTTAAATTTACAACACAATAGAGACAACGATAATCGCTACATAGATCAGACTAAACATCCATACAAGCTTGAGTCGATAATTAAGGGTCTGCTTTCACGGCGAGGTCGGCCGCTTTACATGTACACTGCCGGCCGTCTAAATTTATGCGTGCTTGGTCATGCCGATGCTGCGCAATATAAATACCAATTTTCAAACGACATGAATCAGGCAACTCCAAGAACGTCGTATCAAAATGACGGTGCTGTACTGCCTTATTGGGAACGTCCAGCCAATGAAAATACAGCTAGGGCAGGCAACAACCAGGACGTTGATGTTGTAGGCGGCTGGATGCACTTGTTTGACACTCAAAACGGCCCTAAGCCAACTCAGGTCGATGTAACATACATAACTGGTTACAAGCATTTTCGCGTTCGGTTTACTATTGAGTGCTACATTGTCGACAGTGTTTATAAGCCGTATGGGGCAGACGACAGGGATTTTCCTGAACGAAGCCGAGACTATTACCCAAAAGGGGCTGCGAACTATACAACCAAGACAAATCAAGACGAGGAATCAACCGAAGTTCGCGTGGAAGACCTTGGCATTTTAAGCAACCGATGGTCAGTAAGCGAAAGCCGAGACGCTGCGTTTTTTATGCAAAGAGTGACGCAAGGAAAACTAATAGTTCGATCCGCCGACACATTTGCCACAATGAAACGCCACCTGTGCATTCCCCCCCTAGCGCGTGGCTATCAACGCGTCAGCATGAAATTCATTCAAAGCCCTGACGGTTTGTCTATGGATTATACGGTTGTTGATCAACAGCGTTACGCCGCGCCTCCGTGGCCGGCGATCGACTGGGCTGGCACTCACAAGGAAGAAGTTGAGGCGTTTGGTTTTACAGGCGTGGCTACTGTAACAGTTACTCTTCGTGGCGCATCCGGAACCCCAAAAGTTTTATTATTTCAGGCCGCAATTAAAACAATTGAGTATCGGCTTAAGTTTAAATTTGCAGACAACGACGACGACCCTGACAACAAAAACAATGACAACGCCGATAAATGGATTGTTCCAAAGGGTGTTGTAGTGGAGGACAAACTTCACGAGCCAGTCATTACCGTGTCCGCCACCGTGTTGCGAACGCCTGACATAAACAGGGACAAGCGAAAAGAAGGCGATCCGCAAACAATGATTACGCAGCAATACGGCGCGTTTATTATTGGAATGCTAGGTAAACTGCCGGCACAAAACGCCAATGCTCGCAGTTCCGATGGTGGCGACGAAGATCAAGATCGGCAAGATCAAGAGCAAAATCCGAACCCCCAAAGCGGTGAGCAGGAAAATGGAGGAAGTCCAAACCCAGACTACGCAAGCAACTACAACTGGGATCGCTGGCCGACTCCCCTTGCGTATGACTCTAACACTCCGGCTGCTCACATGGCTGCATATTTGCAGGAGCCAAACCTTCCGTATCACGCTATACCTGTAACCGATTGGAATAATACCGATGACTTTACATTTACAGAACGCGATTACTCGGCACCGACAGGCGAGGAACCTAAAAATCCAACATCAAACGATCGCGGAGTTTCTGTTTTATCCCCTGATTACGGCAAAGGAATTATTTCGGTTTTTCGTGGTCAAACAAATGCTAAGTACCCCACAAGAGACACTACCTACAGTACAAGCAGTCCAAATTCAAGTTCAGAAATTTCCAATGAGCATCAGCAATTTCAATACAACCACTACGAGGTTGAAAGCAAGTATTGCACTCATGAGGGAATTCAGGGGGTGCCGGTAAGCGGATTCCCCCAGTCGTCAGTAAGCACGGTTGGCAACGGTGAAAGTAGCAGCGAGCAGGGCAATGGCGAAAATATTTGTTTTGTAAAAATGCACCAGCCAATAACATATAGAACGGTTTACGTAAAAGCGTTTCGCAATGGGGCAATGCCAGCCATCCCTGAACTTCCTCAGGAACGGTTTGATCCAAATGGAATTAGAGAAATTTTAGTTGAAAAACAAATAATCCCGGCATCACCGCAACTGTCAACCAATCAAAAATCGTACGAAAATTCACTTGAGCTTTATGCAAAGTACGCTCTTGCAAGGACACCAACTGCACAAGAAAAACTTATTGCAGGTTCAAGGCCATACGACATGACAACACCAGCTGCAAACGAGGTAGTTGTAGCCGAGGTTAGCACTCCCACAATTTTAGGATAACGAGGAAACTATGACACTTTCACAACGAATTACAGCGGCTCTTTTAGATGTTGATCCAACGCTAAAGGCTGAGCTAGAGGTAGGGCTAGAGGCCATGGCAGTAATCACGGCTGCAAACCTTTCAGGCACTGAGCTAGTTGCTATGGAGGATACACTTGTAGAGTACACTGAAACTTGGGCAGTAATTGGCCGAGCATTAAACCCAGCGTTTGCTGCCGTTGCCCTTGAAGACCGCCAATTGGCGGACGAAATTGCAACTGTTGAAGAAGAGGAAGAAGAGGAAGAGGCTGACGAGGAGCTTGAGCCTGAAGAACCAAATGCAATGCTGTTGGACGAAAACGGAGACGACCTGTTTGTTGACGAAGATTAATTAATTTCTACAGGTCTTGCCGCCTGTACCGACCAGGGCTTTGGCGTTTGTTCCGCGCCGAAGCCTTGGTTTTTAAGGAGCTTTTATGGTAACGACCTACGATTCGCAATCCTTAATCCTTTTAGCGTTCCAAAAGCGGTTGATCGATCGCGTGCCAAACGCGTCAACTAATAATACGTGGATTGACGACGCACCAATTCCTTTTGGAAAAGACGCCCCTCCCACAGAGCATTGCTTTTCGCTAACAACCGACGACGGATCGTTTGATCAGGATTGGGGTGGAAACGCATGCGCATTATCGGAAACTACAACGGTTACCGTTACGCACATGCAAAAGCTTATGTTGGACGACACAAAAAAACTTACCAACATTGTTGCTGAAAACCGCAACAGATCGATGTTAAAATATAAGCACGACATTTTAGCTACATTTCTGTTTGATACTGTTAATGAAACGTTTCGCCGGCCTTGGCGTCCGCAAGATGTTACGGGAAGATATTTGTTTGACACGTTGCATCCGACGGTCTATGTAAGCCCTAAACGCCATAAAGACTGGCCTTTGCTGTATCATTACATAGAATTTAAAATGACATTCTTTTGGAAACTTTAAAATGGCAATTCGCATTGTTGGCTACAAAATAAGCAATGGCGCAGATGTTTATGACGGAATAATGCCAACCCGCGAAATGGCAAACGCGATTAGCAGAGCAACGGGCACCTCGTATTACAGCTACCCTGTCAATCCAGAAGCCTCTTGGTCAACGGTAGATTACACCACCAGCGACACGCAAGCCTCTGTGCTATCTGCTCCAAACTGGCCAAGGATGCCACAAGCAAAACTTTGCGAAATGCAATGGCCGCTTCACGGCGCGTCGCGACATGCGTTTTTCTACGCTGTGATGAAAAAGTCAGATTATGATTCAGCTGTGGCAGGAATGGCAGGTGGCGGCGCGTCGTTTAACATCGAGATTCACGAGACCGACCAAACAACGGCCGATCAGCAATCGTTTCCTGCCTCGTCTATCAACGTTGGCGTGTTTCAGATGTACATGCTGTCGGCTCACACAATCATTGACAGCGATTCTCAGGGGGCTTCTAGCGTAGGCGATGCAATCTGCGTAGTTCCGTTTGTTTGCCGTAGGTTTTACGCTCAGGCGACTCTGTTTGACCCGTTGCGGGACAAGCCATACGAATCATGGAAAGAATTGTTTGGCAAGGCAGTTGAGTTTTTTGAAGAGGCCGGCATGTCCGTGGATTACGACCCAGGCTATGCGTATGAAATCTTTTCAAACGGCGAGACCGATGTTGCTCTTTATCCTAATGAGGTGCAATTTGATGGCGCAAACAGCATTGCCAATGTTATTGACGCTTGCATGGCATCCACAGGGTGCAGGTTTTATTTTCTGCCTCAAAAATATTGCGGTGTGTCCGAACCGCCGACGCTTGACATAGAAATTGCCAGCGACGAATGGTTGCAATCAATCACGGATTGTTCACTAAACCGCGTTTCGGGCGGACGATCTGCGGCGCCAATCCCATCTGGCGTGCATTTTGTGTATTGGGATGGCGACGAGCGAAAAACCGAAACTCACGTATGGACAGGTGCCGCGATTAGCCAGTCGTTTGAGGTTGATGGTTGGTATCCAACAATTTTGTCATCGCTTAACATTAAAGACCTAACTCTTACTGAAACTGAAATATATGACTACCACCAGTTCCTAACGGATCGGATGTTTCAATGGTGGTCAGCAGTCTACGACTTTTCTGTAGGAGCAGGACTGTCGGCTACCGGCTGGCTTGACCACATCCAGACACTGCAATGCAGCGCCTTATTTGATCGGTTGGTAGGCCAGTTTGGATCGTTAACTCACAATGACGACGGAACGTACACCTCGGACGGCCACATATGGCAGAATCGATTTATTACCTCCGATTCATGGTGGCATAATTCACAGGTTCGCCCACAGGGGGAACCGTTTGAAAGCGAAAGCGAAAGCAGTTCAAGTTCAAGCAGCTCTAGCAGCTCAAGCAGCTCTAGCAGTTCAAGCAGCTCTAGCAGTTCAAGCTCTGACGATCCATGTCCTGACGAAAACCTTTACTGGGAAGTTGGCGAGGTCAGATGCCACCCTGACACAAACGAAATTTGGCAATACAAAAAAATGATTTACCTTCAGCGGTATCAAACCGAGGAGGCAAAAGCAATTGGGCCATGCTGTTATTGTTGGGAAATTTTAGAAACAGAATGGTATCCCGTTTACTGCATCGCAAAGGTTATCTCTTGTTGTGACGAATCCAGCAGCTCAAGTTCAAGCTCAGAATCCGAACCCGAAATTTGCGAATGTGCCGAAGAATATCAAATTGAATACAATCCGTTGCACGCAAGTAATCCAGGTTTTAAAACTGGACTTACAATTGAGGGAAGCGTCAACAATAAAATTTGCCTTCGCGATCGTGGCAATCCGCCTACAGGTGTAAATTGCTTAGATTACGGTTGGGAAGATGTGGGAGGAATTGGGAGATATAACACTTGGATTGTAGTGGAGGCGGAAAATGTAATAAATTGTGCAAACGTTTGCCTTGGCCAACAAAGCAACCCGCAGTTTTGCCCTTGTACGGAGGTACTGGCTGAAAACGACGCTGCAATTCAACTTGAGTTTAAGTGTTGTGGCCCTATAGAAGAGATCACAACAGGAGATCAACTAGTTGAGGTTAGGGTAAGTGGCTCAATTGCCTGCGAAAAAGACAATATAGGAAATTGGCCTGCAAACAGTGACGATTGGAAAGATTTAACGCAGTCAAGTAATTTAATTAAGGTGTTGAACACTCAGGTAATGACAGTTGGACTTTCTCCCCTGACAGCCGATCATGCTCACTTTACCTATAATTGCACAACTGGACAGTGGGATCACCAAACGACAGGACTAGGGATTTATCAAAATGGCGTTCTTAAATGTATAATTGGCGAGTTTTCAATTTCAAACACCTGCACTGTCGGCCGCGTGCAAAATGGTGACAACTTATCTAATGTTTCTACTAACCTTCGCCTAGCAACCACGCGAAGTGGAATGGTCAATGGCGAATCGGGATACGTTGATTTGTGGAAAGAAATTAACGGTGTAATTCAAAAAACTGGGGAAACAAAGCAATTGCATAATAATTGGCCTGGCACCGTTGCAGCAAAGGGTCAAAAGCTTATCGTGGGAGAGGTAGATGGGAAGGTTTATCCAATAACAGGCGGCAAATTACCGGAGCAGTAATGGATTTTGTATGGCCATATTTTAAAGATGCAGCTCACGGAGCGGAACTTGAGCTTTCATTACGCAGTGTTCAAAAAAACTTTCAGGGAAACGCAAATTTAATAGTAATTGGCGATTTGCCGACCGAAATAAACTTTGATTTTACATTTGTACATTGCCCAAGAATAGCATCAAAGCAACATCATGCGTTTTACGACACATTTCATAAAGTACATTCCGCGATCCAGTCAGACCAAGTAGACGAGCAATTTGTTTGGATACATGACGATGTTTTTTTTATAGGTGAAGTTACTGCCGAAACTTTGCAAGCCGGAATGTATGCAGAGTACAAATCGCTCTCCGATCTTCTTGACTACCAGCCGGCAAATAATTGGCTGCTTCAAAAAAAGAAAACGATGCTGCATTTGTACGACAGCGGCCATCGGCACGTAATGGACTTTGACACACATGCTCCATTGTTGCTAGATTCGCAGCATGTTTTGCAAATTTCGGATGAATTTGACATTGCCAACAACGCTCTGTTGTGGCAAAGCGTTTATGGCAACACGTTTGAAGGTATGAACTGGAAGCCTGTAAGCACGACAAATGCAGGGTTTGTCCGTATGACGCGGCCGATGTCGCACTTCCAAATATCTCAGCGTTGTAATGGCGCGTCGATTCTTAATTTTACTAATTCAGCTTGGAATGATGATGCGGAAACCGCAGTTCGACAATTAATACATGAAACTTCGGAAAATACAAATGAAATAAAAACAGAAACGCAAAGGTTTCCCTGCATGGGAGATTACAGGCAATCAACTAATGAAGTTCGCAAGCATGGCACCTGCGGATCGCGAGGGTTAATCGAGCAGGTATATCACTGCACAAAATACGATACCAAAGTCACAATTAACCAGTACAACAGTTACCAGCCGGAAAAAGTTTGCAAAAAATGCGAACTATTAAATTGGCAGCCTAACCCCGTTCAGGAATATCAAATGGAATATCCTTTAAAAAACTTTGCTGCAATTATTCCGTATTCGGATCGCGGCGGCCGGCGAAAAGGTTTTGAATACGTAAAAAAGTGGGCATCAGAAAAATTTGAAATTGTCAGAACTCCTGAGCAGCCGGCCGACCAAGTGTTTAACAAAAGCAGGCTTATTAATCAGGCTGTAGCCGATTTGCCGGATGACACCTTTCTTGTATTGCTGGACGCTGATTCTGTCGTTATGGACGAGGCATTAGCAAAGGCGGTAGAATCTCTGCGGAAAGCTCCAAAAAGCATCGTAAAGCCATTTACGGAGGCAATGTATTTAAATCGAGACAATTCTGAAAGTGTTTTTGCGGACGGCCATGAGGGCAAAAAGTTTGATCAAAAAAAACGAGCGTACCGTTCAGACGGTGGACTTACGTTACTGTCTAAATTGCAATATGACTCGATAGGTGGGCATGACGAACGATACACCGAATGGGGCTGGGAGGATACGCAATTTATGGGGCAAGCTCGAAACGAGGGCATAGATGTAATTTACATTGATGGCCTTATGTTGCATCTTTGGCACCCCCGAAACCCTAACCGCAACTTAGGGAACAAGCGGCTATATCGGCAGTGGCTCAGACCTGATAGCGAGCGATCGCACATTCCTCCAAGCGAAACGTCAAGGACCGTTGCTACCTACGGCCTGAGCAATGTCAGGCCAATTCATAAATTTCTTAGAACCTTCAATGAGCAAGGTGTATTAAAAAACGTTGCGTTAAGAAGTGTAGCTCAACTAAAACGAGGGATGCCGGCATTGCTAATGCCAACCCCCGTCGGGCCAAATGAAAGAGCGTTTTTTAAACGCGCAAACGCACTTCGAATTCCATTGTTTATTGTAGATAACGGAATTTTTTCAAGTGATTCGTTCTTGTTTACGGACGCTTCAAATTTAATGGTTGATTTGTTTTACCACGGTGCCTGTCTCCCAGTTTGCCAGGCGGATTTTAATGAACGTCTTCAGGAATTGGCCGATGGTTTAATTGGTAAGGATCGCGTTTTAAAGGAATACGCCGAACAAGGTTCAGTAATTGCCGTTTGCGATTTTGATGATTTAGATCGGTTAAAATTAAACGTCACAGCCTACGCTGACCTCGTGGAGGCTATGTTTCCAAACGATCTCTGCGAGTTCTACTTTCCTGATGACAGTAAAATTAAAACATTAAACGGTCGAAAAATATGCTATGTCAGTGATTTTTACGACGCTTGCAATAGCTCAAAATATGTTGTGGCTGGTTCAAGTAATTATCTTTACAAGGCAGAGCTGGCGGGAACAAATGCGTTTCCAATTGCATTGCATCCATTTCTAAATAGAAATAGAAATGAAAAGCGAAGGATATTGTTTCAATTAATTTCGCAAACAATAGAAGGATCGGCGCCGTTTCAGGAAATCATTTCTCAGCTAGCACAAAAAACAACTGACAAAGAATTCTGGCATAGTTTAGTTGACACTGTTGATTAAATACAATACTGTAAATTCTTCTAGCAATTTGAACAAGAAAGGCAATTCTTATGAGTGAAATTAGCACCGTCGTCGAAACAGGTGAGACATCAGTTGATCCGCCAATTGGCGGAAAACATGTTGCAGTTGACTTTTCAGGAAAAGAAAAGGTCATGGCGGCCATTTGCAAGTGCATGTTGGCAATTGGCAAGATTGGAAAAGAGGGCAGGAATGCGCACGCAAACTATAGTTTTGCAAGCATTGACGATTTTCTCGCAATTACTTCGCAAGCTTGCGGATCGAACGGGGTTGTAGTGTTGCAGCAGGAAGTTTCTTGCTCAACGGTAAGCGTAAACAATCGCGCATGGGTCATGATGGAGTTTGAGTTTATTGTGTGCCACGCTTCCGGCCAGTCGCTTCCCCCTGTCAGGCGAAGCGTTGGCGTCATGTGGTCAGGATCGCAAAGCTACGGCTCTGCTCAAAGCTACGCGTTGAAACAGTTTTTAAGAAGCTTGTTTCAGATAGCTTGTGGTGATAATGACGACCCAGACTATCAAGAGCAGGTAAGCGCGAATCGACCTAGCGACACGCCAATTGCCGCAAAAAAGCCAGCTAAGAAGACGCCGGCAAAAAAAGCACCAGCAAAAAAAGCACCAGCAAAAAAACCGAAGATAGAAAAAGAGACTATTGACCGTGTGGAGTCTATGATTTCTGAACTGGAATGGTTTTTCTTTAACAAGCAGTCTTTTTGGAAGTGGTTAGGCAACTACACAAAAAAGGACGTAAAGGTAATAACCGACGATCAATTAATTGCGGTTTGCAATTGTTTAGCCGATTTTAAGCCTGCAAACAAATGGCACAGCAAGTGGAAAGACGTTCACCTTGCGATGATCGACGTTGAACGGCCAGGACAGGCAACCGCCGATCTAGCCATTTCCGGAACGTTTGGTGCTGATTATCGAAAGGTTTCTGAAGCAGATGTTTCGATGATTAATGGGTTAATTGAAATTCAAGACACAGCGATCGAAGACCTGCTAAAAATTATAAAGACTCGCTACGGCCGCTTGCTGGAAGACCTTAGTTTTGATCAGGGGTGTGAGTTGATTAAAGCAGGGTGGGCATGAGCGAAAAACGGCGTGGCATTCATTTCCAACGAACGGATGGAAACTACCATACAAATCGAAAGTTAGACGAATTTCAAGCCATGGTCATTCGGGCAGAATACGATTCAGGCAAGCGAGGCAAGGCAAATGCTTGGAGGTGGAAAATATCTGGCGCTCATTACAATCGCATTGGCCGCCGACAGTGGTGGGTAAAAAGGAAGAATCTACCTGATTGGGGGTAAAGTTAATGGATGGTTTTTTTCTTCCAATTGCTCCAGTTAGCAAGCCTCGCATGACGAAGAGGGACAGGTGGGCAAAGCGGCCGGCTGTCGTAAAGTTTTGGAAATTTAAAGATGATTTGGCTAGTGTCAGGGACGACCTTGCTGCCTTTATTTTGAAAAATGCAGATGTCCAAATTACATTTGCAATTCCTGTTCCAAAATCTTGGAGCAAAAAAAAGGCTAATTCGCTGCTGCTCGATTTTCATAGGCAACGTCCTGACGTAGACAATTTATTAAAAGGATTGCTGGATGCTGTAATGGACGAGGACAGTGCTGTTTGCAGCCTTTTTTGTCAAAAAATTTGGAGCAGGCAAGGTTTTATTTTAGTTACAAAAGGAATGTCGTTTCGCGAACTAAACGCGGAAATTAAAAAGAAAGACAAAGGTTTGCAAGATGAGAAATGATGACTTGACGAGAGAAATGATTCATGCTGAAGCTAGGGAAAATTTTAAGCATGTCTGGGTTGATTCTAAAGATATTGCAGAGATGTCGGACAGGTTAGGCCGAACTGCAAAAAGCATTCGCGCTACGTACCACGCACTGCGAAAAATTGGCGTGATACTTCCCGAGCGTCCAAATGGAGACGATGTTCATCCTCGCAATGCAGTTTACAATCCATCGGAAGAGGAGATTGCAAGGCAGTGTAAAAAGTTTAGGGATGCAGCATCGCCAGCATCTTTAATGAGCAGCTTGCGTTGCGATTACCGGCCAAGCCCTGTTGAAATCCAGCAAATAGACACCGGCGTGAGAGGCTGGAATGATTGAACAAGAATTGTATCAGGTAATTGGCATGTGCAATCGATTGTTTCAGGAACAGTTTTTGTTTGAAGCCAACCATTCATTGATTTACTGGTTGGTAAGTGACAGGCGAATTGAGGATGATGTTGAAGCAGATGATGATTTAGACGCAATGTTTCATCGATGCCTCGGCATTATGTACGATCCTGACGCAGCTTACGAATCTTACATGATGTTAAATCGATGGAAATACGTTGAGGACAGTGAGAGATGGGGCAAGCCAGGCCGACACGTTTTAGATATAAGCGATGGGAAACTAGAGATGGGAAAGCGACTTACCAAAGAGCAGAGGCAAATGTACAGCGATTTTGTTTTAGACTTTCCCTGTTGCTGGATTTGCGATCAATGCCCACTAGATGCCGGCGTAATCAATTTCCATTCTGGGTGGAACCCATTGGAAAACAGCCATATAGTTGGTGGGGCTGGCCGCCGCGCCGATCGACGAGCGATATTGCGGCTGTGCAGGTTGCACCACATGGTTTTTGATGGGCACACTATCAGAGACAGTGAAGGGGAGCCGATGAAACCTATTTCAATTGAAAATGCTTTGTGGCTAAAGCAGCATTATGACAATGAATTTTACGACTTAGAGTTTATTAAAAGTTTACGGCACAAGCGATTTGAGCCGATTACACCCGAGCCATTAAATTAGGAACAGAAGATGAAAAAAGAATTGTTTGGTCATGAGATACATGCTTTCGCGAACTTGCTTCCAATGATGGGCGCATCTGAATTTTCAGAGCTGAAGAAAAGCATTGAGGTGAATGGCATTAAAGTGCCGGTAGTTTTGTACGAGGGCAAGATTTTAGATGGCCGAAACAGGCTTAAAGCTGCTGCGGAACTTGGGATTTTGAAATCAAAGATTCCGTTTAAAACAATAAAGGGGAGTAAGCAAAGCGCGGCGACCTTTGTTAGCGTTTTAAATCTTGAGAGAAGACATTTAGATCAAAGCCAACGTGCCATGGCCGCAGCTGGAATTGCTATGTGCTCCGGCATGAACCAAGAAGCGGTTGCTGACAAGCTAAATGCAAGTGCGCGAAGCACGTCAAGGGCCAGTAAAGTCATTCAAAAGGGATCGGCTATGCTGATCGACAAGGTAAAGGTCGGCGAAATGTCGGTGGCCAAGGCAGTTAAGATCGCTGAATTACCAAAGCGAGAGCAAAATGAGCTGCTCCGCTCGCCGGAAAAAACAAAGGATCAAAAGCCGCAATGGAAATTAACGCGGCAAAAGTTGCTGGCAAACGCAAATGCCACAATGCGATTGATAGATGAGCTTCAGTCCCAAAAGCCATCTAAAAACAATTTAAACATTGCAATGATGAACGCAATTAAGACTGTTATAGCAAAGGGGACAGAATGGAAATAGAAGTACCCTCGCTGTACACGCACCAAGACGAGCAGCTGTCACGACTTCGGGAATCGCTGGCCAAAAACGGCGCAAGTATATTGTGTGCAAACCCTGGGGTTGGCAAGACGCGGATGAGCAAAGCAGTGCTGGCTAAGTATTTGTTGGCATTGGAGGCAGCGGGTAGACCAGTCAGTGGCAGGTCTGGTCGAGCAGTATTCTGTGTACACCGAAGAAGCCTAGTGGACAATGCAAGCGATAGTTTTGCCGAGCGGCCGATTTTGCCGCATGGGATAATCATGAGCGGCAGTCGCTGCGACTGGTCAGAAAAGGTGAGTGTTGGCTCAATTGACACGATGCTCTCATGGTACGTAGGCCAGCAGGGGGAATACACAAGCGACACGACGTTTGATTTAGTAATTTTTGATGAATGCCACAGTCATTTTAAAAAACTAGAAAAATGGTTTTCTAGCCATTCAGTAAAAAGAAAGCAGCTTGGTTTAAAGCCGGCCGTTCTAATTGGGCTGTCGGCAACTCCCGAGGGAGATGGGCTGTCGGAACTTTTTAACAACATAGTGCTTGGCGAAACAACTCAATGGTTGACCGACAATAATTTTTTATGCCAGTTTGAGTATTTTTGCGGAACAAAAGGCGAGCTAAATAGGCTTAAAAAAACATCGCACGGAGAATTTACGGATGAAAGCGTGGCTGATGCGTTTAGAAACCTTGAAGGCGATTTGATTCGTGATTGGAAGCAATACTCAAAGGGCCGGCCAACTGTGGGGTTTTTTCCTCGCATTGACCAAAGCGTAAGAGCAAGAGATTTGTTTCGCAGCTGCGGGGTCAAAGCTGAGCATGTAGACGGGACCACTCCAGACGATGAGCGAGCACTGCTGTTTCGGCAGCTCGGTCGAGGGGACATAGATTATCTCTGTAATGTCGGAGTTGTTGAGCGTGGAACCAACATTCCTGAAATTTCCGTTGTTCAACTGGCTACGGCAGTTGGCAGTGTGGTGCGTTTTCGGCAAATGATCGGCCGTGGGTCACGCGTAAGCCCCGATAAAGCGATTTGCACAGTAATTGACCATGGAGCCAATTGCCGGCGGCACGGAGCGTTTACGGACGAGATAGACTGGACGTTAGACAACAAAACTAGCGTCAAAAAAGATTATGTGCCTCCCGTTTCCGTGGAATGCCCTAGTTGCGGCCGAGTTTTTCGTGGTGGCAGATGCCTGAACTGCCAAACTGTGATGACGCCGGCCGAACTTAGAGAGCAAGGTGCTGAGTTTGACGGGACTGAGTTAAAGCCATTTGTGCCAAAGAAGGCACCTCCTAAAACTTACAGCAACAACGACATCATGGTCATTGCGTTGTACAAGGCAGCTCGATCCGGCCGGACGTTAAAGCAGGCCATGGGGATTGCCTACGGCATAGCAAAATCAAACAACATTAGGGATTTCAAAATTCCTAAAGAATTTCAGATTGCTAACCAGACGCACAAAATGCCAGCGTATGGATCACTGGACCAAAACAGGCGAGTAGAACATTTATTTACATTTTTAAAGGCAAAGACATATGGTTAACAGCATCGCGGAAGAACTCCAGGCCGATCCGGAAATGGCCGAAAAAATACTAACAATGGCTGGAAAAATGGGTGCTGCGATGATGGCAATCAGGATCAGACAGTTAGAGATGGAGTCCGACAAGCTGAAGCAATCCGTTAAGCGATTAGAGCAATCGCAGGCTGCCGATCGTGCAAACTTTGAACAGAAAATCATTGATTTAACAGACCGAACCAAAGCTGCTATTGATCGTCTCAGAGAGTCACAAAAATGAAAATCTCGGTAATAATTGCAACCTACAATCGACCAGTGGATTTAAGGAAAACTATTAGTTCCATACGAAAGTTTAGCGATCCACAGAAAATGTTTGCCAGTTCGATGGAATATGAAATTATTGTTGTCGATGATGGTTCAACCAACGAACATGCAACACTTAATTGGGCTATTGCAAGGGAGTTTAACTGTATTTATACGCATCTCGGTTCGTCTCGAAGCAAATACTTAGGCCCATCCTATTCAATGAACAAGGGTGCGTTGTTGGCAAGCGGTGAAATTTTAGTTTTCAATGGAACTGAAATAGTTCATCAAAAAAACAACTTGGAGATATTTAGCCAACTTACTAAAAACACTGCAATGTTTGCAAGAGTTATTAATCAGATGGCCAATGGCAAATTAACCGACGAGTACACAAGCATCAGAAACACTCGGCCCTATTTTTTTCTAGGAGCTGTCCACAAATCTGACTTTGAAAAACTTAAAGGGTTTGATGAAAGTTACTATTTGCCTGGGTACGAGGACGACGATCTGGCCGCAAGAATGTGTCAGTCTGGAATGCAAATGACGTTTAACGATAACGCGATTGCAGTTCACATTGATCATCCGAGAACTGGAGATTGGGAGGGAGGGTTTAGGGCAAACGAGCAGAAATATTTAACCTTCGTAGAAAACTCTGGAGGTAGATGCTGGAAACTTTACCAACCAATTTTTAAATTAATAGATACTCACGGCCGTAGTTCTACTGGTACCGATTCAAGTCCCTGAAGCTCTGCAACGTCGTGCCTTACAAAGTGGCCAATTTTTACGCCGGTTCTGTCAGTTGTTTGGTAAATTGTCTGATTATATGATTTTGGAAGTTTGGTAAATTGTGGCTGAGTTTTGCTTTGTTTATAAACTTGCAGAAGAGTAATTTCATCTGCTATTGCTGGGTCGGTTGCAGATTGCCAGTGCAGCACAAAATCTAAAGCGTTTAAAGAAACATACAATGTCCCGCTTAGCCAGTGACCTCCCTCAGCTACGTGTAATGCAATGCCAGAACTAATAGTTTCAAACATTTCAGGATAGCTAAGAATGATTGCGTCCGCATCTAACCACAATATTGGTTGTTGAAACGTTTTTAATGCGTGTGCAATTACAGCTGGCTTTAGGCTGCAACCTTCAAACCAATTTTTTGACGCTCGAAGCGGGTAAATAACGTGCTGTATGTCATGATCTATGCACGACTGCGATAGTTTTTGTGAAGCTTGCTTGTAATAGTCACCTAAATGGCTGTCTACTGTGTACGCCGAAACAACAAGTGGAAATGATGGTCGATAAAGTATTGTTTTCACTTTGCAACCTTACACAAAATTTACATGTTTAGGATTTGGGCTAATTGCATACAAAATGTTTTTGTTTTTGGCGTTAAACATGCACCATTTGCAAGACCGAGCGTCAAATGATTGGTAGTTTTGTTTTTTTTCATTTGATTCCCACAACGTTTTAAAACTTTTTGACTTAAGTGAACCTACTAGCCCATTTTTTGTATACGAAGTATTGCAACACCGATAAAGATTTAAGTCGGCCCCAATAAAACATGTAAAATGTTGGTAGCCACATAAGCTGTAGTCAGGCGAAGACTGTTTTAAATCGCTGAACCGCTTTCCAAAATTGTTAAAAACCGTAAAGCAATTTGTTTGTAATTTTGCTGCTTTGTCCGCAGCTGCACTTGCAGAGTCGTAGAAATCCTCAAAATATGTTTCCTGTTCTGATTGAAAAAACGCACTTATTCTTGCATTGTCAACTCCAGCATTTTTTGCTTGTTGAGTAAATTCCTCAATTTCAGTGTAATTTTCTTTTGTAACAACAAAGCTGACGCCAATTGTTACATTAGAGAGCGTTTCTTTTTTAGCTTTTACTAAAGATTTTACGTTATTCCAGGCAGTGTTATACTGTTTCTGGCTTACTCCTCGAAGAGATGTATATGTTTCAGGTTTTGCCGCATCAAAGGAAAACCGCACCCATTTTGATTTGAGCAAAACGGGAATTAATTCTGGAGAAATTTTAGTTGCGTTGCTTATTAGTGATAAATCTAGGTCGTTATCTAAAACGCGATTAAAAATCTCAAGGTGATCGGGATGCAGTAGAGGTTCGCCACCTCCGGTAATCTCAACTGCTTTAATCCCCAACGTTTTGCAATCATCTATAATTTCAAAACATTTTTCCTTTGAAATCATTCTATTTGGATTGTTGTTTACCTTGCCTGTTTTTTCATCGGTCAAATGAAATAATTCGTTGTTAATGTAACCAGACATTCGATACGCGCAAAACGAACAATCTTGATTGCATAGATCACTAATTATTAATTGAAGGTGGACTGGAACAGGCTGCGTGCCTCGTTTAAGTGCATCAATGTTTTTAGGGTGATGAAAGATTTTGTTTTGACTATATTCAGACATTTCTTGTGTTCCTAAAGAAAGTTGCTTGACCACAACAGTGTAGCGTGCGAAAACATAGATCGAAGGGCACTCCAATTCAATTTGCTAAACACGCGACCTCACGCACACAGTGCGTGGCTTGATCAGGGATGGTTAAAGCACCGAGTATGCCTTTCGCGGTTGGTCGCTGTGCAAATTTGATCTTTGTCGCTAGAGCATTACTGTCCTGCGGGGCATCTGGCAGCCGCTGAGGGCTTAATCTCATTTCCGATCCGCCAATTGGCGGAAAGACAATCCCGAATGAGGCAAGGTGTCAACGAACGACCTCGACTGGGCGCAGGTGAGAGCTGGGATGCGTAAATGACCAGCTGGTAAGCGATGGCGATCCGCGTTGCAAAATCCCCGTGCAAGCGGGGTTGGTGCGCTCCAGCTCAGCCGTTTGCAAAATTTAGTTGTCTAGGCCGGCAATACAGTTAAACACGCCTTGGTCGCCTGTGGCGTTTGAGATAAAGAATGTAGTAATATCTCCGGCAAAGATTGCGGCATCGTCTTCTTGCCAGATAAGAATTCGGTCGCTCGGCAAAACAAAGGTTTCCTGTGGCGTTGAACTGCTGTTGGTTTTCAACGTCATGTCTACAGTGTTCTGTATTGAAAACACTTTAAGTTTGGCGAGTTCAATGCTAAATTGAATCTCTTTGTCAACTTCATTAGCAGCGATGGTTTCAGCTAATTTGTAGTTTGCTTCGACAATATATTGATTTGTTGAGGAAAGAATCGAGCTGCCTTCGCGAACCTGAGATAGCGTAGTTATGGTAAATGACATTGCAATTTCCTAAATGATTGATGTGTGATAGCGTAATTTAACACGATTTAACAAATTTGCTAACACAAACGTGACGTAAAAAAAGCCCAGCAAACTATTGCTTGCTGGGCTTTGTGACACGTTTGGTCCAAAAATATCAAAATTTAGTAATATCTGCACGCTTAAACGTCTTTTTAAGCTTAACGGCATTTTGCTGCATTCGCCCGTTTAGCCGTTCAGTTGGCGTTTTGTAACGTTTAAGGCTAAGCTTTTTAGCAACTTTGCCCATGCCGGCTCGCTTAGGCAACCTTGCCCTGACCTCAGCCGGCAAACCGAGATAGCATTGATAACCAACCCAGGCAGACATGCTCAATCCTTCTTTTTTTGCCTGTGCCTTAAACGCCGCGATCCACGACTCAGGTTGAGACGTTAAGCAAGGCCGAGACTGCTTTCTCCAGTGCTTAGCTTCCCGTTTCTGTTTTTCTTCGGCCACAATCGTTTTTAAGTTTTTCTTTGCCATTTTGCAGCTCCTTAAAATGGAAGTGACGGATTGAGCAACGGCAATACGTCGCCGCTGTTAAAAACTAGGCAGCTTTGTAAAGTGTGGTCAATTTCATTTTGCAAGCACATGCCGGCGCTCTGAATAGCATCATACTGCGCTCGAACGCCGTAATAGTCAATCGCGTTGTCATTACTTAGATGCGGGTTTAAATGGTGAAAGTTTTCGAAATAGCTGATCACGTACAAGCCGCCTTTACGGTACGCGTGAGCTGCCCATTGGTGCCGGCCTGAGTCGTAAACGCACATTCTGCCAGCGTACGTTCGAGTGCAAACTTTATAGCGTTCGGCGCATTCAATTAGGCTTTGCGTGTATTTGTCCGATCCATCGGCCTGCTCGCTGATTTCGGGAAGAACGTCATCATCGGTTTTTTCCAGCCGGCCAACCTTCTCCTCAAGCTTTACAAGCCTTTCAAGTAATGACCATTGATCAGTTCTGGGAGGGTTAGCTAAATTTGGGTTAATTGGAAATTGCATTGTGGTGCCTTTATTTAATTAGGGTTTTAAGTAAAAAACTAACAACGTAAATTACCAGCTCTAACGCTAGTATGCCTGCCGACATGGCAAGCAAGAATATCCAGACTGCCCACGCAAAAAACACGAGTACAGGCCGGCCAGGCCGCTGCCTTGGCGGAGTCTCATAAATCCAGATCAAGACAGCGGTGAAGTATAAAAATCGATACATGGTAACTCTATTCGTAATGCCGCGATCCTCGCGTGGCGTGGAATCCTTTGACCCTTTCGACAAACACGCAGTATTCGTCTGGAAGGTTCGGTTCGGGTAAATCAAGCGGATCAATAAGGGAGGCTTCGGCTGCGTCAAGCTCGCGTTGACACATTTTGCTCCAAGCGGTCTTTGCAAACTTAGTTTTTTGGTCAGCTGTAGAGCGGAGCTTTGCAGCCAGCTCGTCAGCCAATCGTTTGCTTTTAACTTGCACACTGCTTTCCAAGGTTAGGTCAGTGCCGTACCAGCCGCCTTCCTCGGGGCCGCCGTAATATCGTTCTTTAAGGTAAATTGAAACATGGAATGGATTGTTTGAAATTACGTGAATGTTCATGCCCAAACCCTCTCTCCCCACCAGCGGACGCCGCAAACCAACGTCCCTTTGGGGACATTTAATGCTTTTGCAAGATCGGCGCCAGCATCGATCACTGGATGACAATGAGCCACCCGCGTGCATGAGTCGCCAATAATGGTAAAGGTTTCAACCTGAATTGTTTCAACGGGTGCTTTGTGCGATACGACAAGCCACCAGCAATAACCCATGATCGACGCCGGTCGCGTTAAAGGGTTTTTGCTCCGCATTCCAACAATCACATCAATGACTTGCGGAGCAGCAACCTCAGTGGCTTTTTCCTCTTGATGCTGTCTCACGCTATCGTGAATTGAATTGCAACATTGCTGAGCTGCTTTAGCGGCAGTGGCAAATGGCGGCCGACCGCTAAAGTAATGCAGCAAACTGTGCAATGTGCTTTCATTTTCCCAGTCGGTTTCGTTTATTAAATAAGCGTCTTTAGTTTTCATTTCCTAAGCCTTTCAAAAAAAAGTAAATACACGCTTGGTGCCGACTCAACGATCAGTCGGCACCTCGCGTTTAGTTACCCTTCCTAAGTGTTTCTACAGTCTTCGGGTACTTACCAGTTTACCGTAGGGCTTGCCTTGCTCTCTTGCACGTTTGTCTACCTGTTTCTGAATCTCATAAACCATTGTTTCGCAGCGATGCAATGGAATTACAAGAATGTCTTTTTGGTTGTAAGTTAACATCACTCGCATTGCTTAGTCCCTTTCACCTTCTTGTGAAACTGGGCCGATGTACCTGCCGTTGCTGTAAAGACGGATTTCCGTGGCGCCAGCTGCTTTGGCGTGCTGTCTGGCTTCATGGCAGTCGCCGGCATACATGCACGTCCAGATTGAATTAATTAGTAACGAATAGGTCATTGGTTTGCCTTTCTTTGGTTATCGAGAAAAATTGTCCACTGTCCATGACGTTCGATTGGGAGTTCCTTCTAAATCATGGAATTTGCCGTCAACTGTTTTGACAACAAGTTTTAGCTGAGGACTCCAGCCTTTAAGAATTTCATCGGAACCGCATTTAATGCACTCCGATTCGGTCTTAAAGAACGTTAGGTTTGATTGATCGACGTCACCACCTCGCGGCGTTTTTTCATCAACAAAACCGCACTCTTTGCAAATGTTATACAAATGTGCGTCGGCGTTGTATGCGCTTTCACTTCGGGGCATTGTCAAGCTCTCCTTTCATGTTACTTTCCAACTTAGTTAAACAGCCTTCGCAGACACGATATGCGTCATCACTAAACAGGCCAGGGTTGTCGTCGCCGTAAACATCTGCCGGCGTTAAATCTTCGTCGATTGGTATTTTGTTATCACATCTGTCGCAAGTTAAAGCGGCGCATTCGGCGCACAAAAAACCATCGTCAGCGGATATTCGATTGACAAACTTCATAGAGCCAAATGAGGTCTTATGACCGCACTCAATGCAATCGTCCATATTCATCGTTTTGGCTCCTTTGCTATGTCAAGAAGCAGCTCGCCTCGTTGCACGTCAATGCAGTTAGGCGCTTCGATCCCAAGCCGAATCGTTTTGCCAGTTATCCGCTCAACTGAGATTGTAATAATCTCGTTGTTTGGTGTTGTTAAAATAATTGAGTCCTTTACTCCGCGTCCGAGAACAAGCATCGTTCAATCTCCATAAGGGTAATTTTGTTGTGAATAAACTCTAATCGTTTTGCAAACCGTACAAACGCATCAATGCGAGCTTCGCCGGTTAAAGGCGTCCCGTCTGGGTTTGACAATTCCTCTGCATAAACTTTTCCATCGTAGGCCAGGGGCAGCATTGCAAGCAGCTGCTTGGCCTCTTTCTCAGTGTCCACCGAATAGGCGGGCAAAAATCCTTCTGGGCAGATCGTACCGATCCGAACCTCAACTGCTCAGTAAACTTTCCACTTGCGATCGGTGGTTGGAAGGTCGTGCATTGTGTAACGTCTACCCATTGCTAGGCTCCTTATAACGATTCACGACCGAACTAGCGTCAAGCAGAAGCTGGTTGATGCTGTCTGGGTGGCTGCCGAACCTTCTTCGGTTTGCTCCAATTGCTGGTTTTTTTGCCCACTCAAGAATGGCTTCCAAAGTGTAAGCCATTTCAATTAAGTCCTCCGCAATATTTAACGCATCTCGATCACCGCAACCGATCGCCTCGCCGAGCGTTCGCACGTCTAGCATATCGCGGTCAATGTTTAATTTACTCATTACCAGCACCTTTCGTTAATTCGCCTGCTTGGCTTGCCTACATCGGCAAGCACTTTGTCTTCGATCCACCGGCTAAGTCGCAACGAAAGCACGCTGAGGTCGCCGCTGGTTTCCCAATTGATTTTTTGCTCTGTCAATCCTACCGAGTAAGAATGGCAATTCGCATATAATGCTTTGGGGCTTTGATCCCACACGTTCGTAAAGAAATGCCAGTGCAGATCGTCATACGTTCCGTATCCCTTTCCAACGTTTCCGTGATAGCCAAACGTTAATCCGATCGAAGGATAACGAGCTTGCAAATTGGTTAGAAGTGCCTGCATTGGCGTTTTGGCTTCCTCGCCGAGGTGGCTTAGGTAGCCAGCTGGCGCCGGATTACTTACCTCCTGGCAAACATAATCAACAAACCATTTTGTTTCGGCCGTCTGGTGAAACAATTGTGAATGGTAAAGTAAGTAATTAATTTTACGCGCCATAGTAATACCAGTCTGTTTGTACAACGGCGATCGTGTTAGCCGCTGAATGGTGAAATTGCCAGTTAGGATCAGTGCCTACGTACTTTACCGAATGATCTTTAAAAGCATCGCCGTCTTTAACAAGCCGCTCAGCTGCGGCCATAGCAAGCCGTTTTTTCGGGTGTACTTCAAACCAAGAGAATGAATCTGGGCAATCGCCAGAAAACCACACCATATAAAACATATTAAACCAACCTTTCGCGTTGATGATCGTTCGAAAAATCCAAAATAGCTTTATTGTTTTCAAACCATTGAAGCAATAATTCGTTGATTAATTCCCGCACTGGGTTACTTATTTCGCTTTCGTTTGTCGTGTCCGATCCTTCCATTATGCAAGCAGTGGTTAACGTCATTAGCTTAGCGCTTTCGATCTCTATTTCGTTCGTTGAGTTGTCAACGGTAAAAATTACCGAGGCGGCTACTTCAATACCAACCGCCAATTGGCACCCGTAGAATGTTTTTGTGTAACGAAAAAACGGGTAAACCATTGCAAGTAATTGCTGAGCTACGGACTTCCTTGAACCTTTTAAACCATAATGAGTTTTTGCAATTGCGTAGCAGCTGCGGCCGCGGCCCTTTTTAAATCCTTCGATCTCTAGCGAAATGCCCGCCCGTAACGTCATTATCTTGGCTCGGTCAATATCTGTTTCGCCGGTTAAGATTGTCATTTTTTTAGTGTTAGAATTCATAGCGTTTAACTCCGGAATAGTTTTTAAAATCTTGTTTTAGGTCGCCGTTTTGCAACAAGGCAAAATCGACAGAATTATTTAAATCGTCCTCTGTACAGCCGCCGGCGCGGCTGGCCTGCTGCTCAACCTTCTCGAAAAACAGCTCTAACCGCTGGGCGCGTTGCCAATCGGTTTCTTTTCGTTTGTTCCTCATTGCTTAGCCTTTCTTGTTTGCGTTGGTAAATAATGGCAGCCGGACGCGATGCACCCCAGAGCATCGCGGCCGGTGCCGATCATTTACCGATGTTTCGGTAAGATGATCAGCTGAACTAATTTCTCAACGCAAGCATTGCACTCGCCACACTTGCGTGGATCGCGGGGATCGTCAGCGCCGCGAACCTTCCCGCATACGATCGAGGTTCGCCCCTTGGCTCTTTGGGCAGCTGCGAGCGCGTGGGCGTTGTCGATCCGCTGCTGAATGCTCAACCCGTCGCCGTTGTCGCCGCAGACAATCGCAAGGTGTTCGCCGATCGGCCGACGATTGAGCGCCGCGACTGATTGCACTGATTCCCGAATGATGAAAGGCAGTTTCCAGGCGGTTAATAATTCACGATAGAACTTAACCTTCGACCGCGATTCAATGAACCATTGTAAACGGTTGTCGCCAGCTGCGACGCGTTCAAGAAATAGCCTTAAAGCCGGCAAATATCCGCGGGTCGTCAATGCGTCCGATCGGTTTAACACCGTCCCGAATTTACTGATTCTCACAAAATAATTTCGCAGATAATTGATAGCAATCGCGGCCTTGTTTATGTAGATCGTTGGGTTAGCTCGGCGTTTCAACAATTCAGCGGCTAAATGCTTGAAACGTTTTTCATGGTTCAACGCGTAGCAAGCCGGTTTTTTGCCGTTGATGCGTTTTCGCATCCGACAACCGTCGTGGCAATCATCACCAGCGGACGGAGTAAAAGAGATACTTACGCTTTGCTCAATGCCACAGCCTAAGCCGTCGAGTCCATGGGGTGCTGTCGTGCTCATGATTTCACCCCGTGCAATGAAAACTCGATTGGGGCAATTAGCCGATCGCGGTAGACAAAATCCCAATTGTTTGGGTCGTGGCTTCTGTCGGGTATTTGGATTAGGTGAGCGCGATTGAGGCCAAAACATTTGACGCAGTGCTCGGCCGTGTGTGATAGGCTGGGACAATGCCACAGCTCAATGGTGTGGCTAGCTTCGTGGGTGAAACTTCGCCATTGAAACGATACAACGTGATTCCCGAACGGGCGCCATCTAAAAAGAATTTCAAGCCATTTCGGCGACTTGATCGGCGCCGCTTCCCAAATATCTCGGCCGGCCGGTAGTCCGAACAAATTTAAATTTGCAGCCGTCTTTTTAACTGTAACCATTTTTTGCCTTTCATGGTTGGATAAATAAAAACCAGCCAGACCAGCGGCCGGAACCGCTGGGCTGGTGGCGTCGATTTACCTCCGCAATGTTTTAATCATATCCGCCAAAATTGCAAACGCTGAAAGCGACAGCACCAAATAAACAAAGCAAACGCTAACGGCTGCCATCTTCACCCCCGAACTGAAATTCGACTCTGGCGGCAACTTGGACGGCCGGCCTGGCGTGCATCACGTCGGCGCAGCTGGTCTCAATGTGTGCGGTCGCCGGCGATCGGCAGCCGCAGAGCATAGCGGCCGCGATCGCGAACAGTAACGCGTGGATAATTAATTGGTTTGGTTCTTTTGTTTTATTCATCGCCTGAAATTTCCTTTTCGATTGAAAACATTCTCTCAAGAAGCTGGGCGGCCGGCCGGTCGATACCCGCCATTTCTTCCGCCTTATCTTTCATCGACTGCCAGCACTGGCCAAAATGAATCAATCTCAGCGTTTCGGATAGAATCTCGGCTTCGGTTATTCCGCGGGTGGTGGCGTCCTCGTCAAGGATCAGGTTGCAGACGGCCGCCAGTAGTTCACCGATCGGCTGCGGCTGCGGCTCGTTGATTGTCAGACGGCCGACTCGGTTTCCGTTGTAATCCTTTAACGCGGCTTCCGATCGCTCGCAGAGGTCGCGGGTTCCGTTTCGCAAAGCTTCGGCGATTTGTTCGAGAATCTCAGCGGCCGCCACTTCGGGCGCGTTGATCATTGCGTAATTTGCAAAATTGTCGATCTTAATGGTTAGGTTTTGGGGTTTCATGGTTTAGCCTTTCTAAGGTTTGAGAATGTCACGCGCTCGCAGCTGCTCCCGATCGTAGCAGCTGCGGCCGCGGGGCACGCCTGGAAAGCTACCAACCAGCATCTCGGCCGAACGCGTTTTCATCGGCGTCAGCTTGCATCTGCTCCATGATGTCGCGGGCGTGATCGATCGCGGCCGGCGTCATCCAACTGTAAATTTCGCCAGTGCGACTGTTGCAATGGGCCGCCGACCGGCCGCACTCCTCGCAATCGGTGTGGACTTTGTAGCCTAGTTTTTGCGTGAGCGGGTCGCGGCCTAGTCCGATTGTGAAGCGGTGCCCGCACGGACAATCCGCGTACGTCTCCAGCGGTTTGGCAAAATACCGGCCGCCACCAATTGAAACAAAATCGACGGGGCAGTCGATCCGCTTACCTTCCATAGCGGCGGCTTCCGCTGCGGCCGATCGAGCCGACGGCGCCGAGCCGCGGTAAACTTGGCGATTCCAGCCGAACGGGTGAAATTCTTCGTCTTCGCCGGCGTGAACCTGCCGAAACCAAAAATTTCCGCCGGCAAGCTTCAATTCGTAAAGTCGGTGCAAGTCGATTTTAAAAACAGCTGAGAAGTCGACAAAGTCACGCCGAAACGAAGCCGGATTAATGCCCAGCGCCTGGGCGAAGCACCAGACAGCTTTTTCGAGGCGGTCGCCAGTGTATCCGGTGCAATTAAGCGGCTCGGGTGCTCTCACTTGCTGTTTTCCGTCGGTATGGTGCCACTCGTAGACGGAGCACGTCCAAGCTTCTGTGCGGTCGCAATAGCTAATTTTGGCGGCGATCGCGGCGATCAGGGGGCGGTAGCGTGTCCAGTCTGTGCGGCCGTTGTGGTGATTGATAGGCATGGTTTGGGGTTCCTAAATTGGGGCAAAAAAAACGGCCGACACAATGCCGGCCGCGGATCGTCAGCGGATCACTTGAACATAACGGTTGTAAACGTCGCGATTTGGTTCGATGTGTCGGTGTGGTAATCAGTCCCACCGCCAGCAAACACAATCACGCTCTGCCGGTGCCAGTCCGGCCGCGACGGTTCGAACTGCTCACCGCCGTGATATTTGACGTCCACGCACTGCGGTTCCCCGTTCTCCTCATACGGCACAAATGCAAAAGTCACGCACTGGCCGCTAGGTAGCCTGGCGCTAATCGTGCTCCAACCGTTAGGAATCTCAACGCATACGTGCGGCACGTCCTCATTAAACTCGGCAAAATCTGCACCTCGGGCGTCGCATCCGGTTTCGTGTACTTCAACTTGAATCATCGTTTAGCCTTTCAACTGGGGTTATTGTTTAGTCGGTATGTACCAACACCCTCAATGTATCGACTCGGCCGAACCAAGGCAAGCGAAAAAAACACCGAATAACGCGGGATTTTCGGAAGTAACTAGCCGACCTGATCCATCAACGCCGGCTCTGGGGTCTGGACGTGCTCCGCCAATTGGCGGACGCTGCGGGTTTACTCAATGAATTAAGGGGTTTGATATGCTTGAATTGGCTTCTGTGTTGCTGGCGGTCGATGATGTGGAGGCGGTGCGGATCGCGTGGGCGGCTGTCTTGCCGGCCGCGATCGATGGGGCGCCAGCTGATGCGGTGATTGATCCGGATTTATTCGATGAAACCGGCGTTCGTTACGTTTCCTCTGAGCTGGTGAACCGTATTAATTCGCTAGTTGAGTTGGTCGGCGAAGAGCAGGTTGATCCAGCTGCTTACCGGCTTTGTCTGGCTGTCGATGATTTCGCACGCGTCTGGGTGGAATGGGCAGCTGCCGTGGCTGGAAGCTCCTCGGGGCAGTATACCTATCGATCGCGGCCCGACGCGGCGAGCTGCTGGGACTCTTGGCGTCGAGTCATGGAAGCGACAAAGCCGCGAACCTATCGTTTAGCGGAATCGATCGACGTGCTGACGCGTGAACAAAATATCTCTCACAATCAAATCGCGTCAATATATGGCTGGGTGCGTCCTGACGGGTCGGCCGACATCGACAAGGTACTCGAAGAGATCGCGGCGCCAGGCAAGCACTACAACCCGACAACGTGGGTCAGCCCTGAGGTTGCGCGCCACGCAGCTGGTGACGCTCGCGAATGGGAAAGCCGGCGGGCCGTCGATCTCGATCCGCGGTTCTTTGCTGCCGATCCTCGGAGCCGATCGGCGGCCGCAGCTGCTCCCGTGGTGCCGGCGATCGCACCGGAACCGATCCACGAATTACTTGCCATGGACGGTATGACGGTTGAGCAAGTGGCTCGAATGAAACAGCTAACCGTGGAAGAGGTTACGATCATACGACAGCAGCTGGCTCGGCCGGCATCACCCAGCGATCGAGTCGAGGCCGGCGCGTCACCGATCGACGCCCACACTGCTATCGATCGGGGTAGACCGGCGGTTCAATCCCTGACGGGCACGCTTGCCGGCGATGTTATCGCGATCGCGGCGGAATCGCCCGAGATGTCAGCTGCGGAAATTGCGGGCAGGCTTTTGGATCGATGGCCAAGCGCATCGGTCGAGATTGTCGGAGCGATCGCGGACGCAGCACGAACCCCCACCCCCCACCAGCAGGGTACCCCCCCGAGCGAGGTACCCCCACCATCGGGGGGATCGGCCGACCCAAAAATCAGCAGCGAGCCGGCGGCGGGTGGCGGGGGAACTGCTCTGAATCACATCCAATTTTTCGGAACTGATTTGGTTTCTCTTGAAAAGGCTTTGGTAAAATGCTCTAAGAAGGAGATTCTTGAAGCGGCAGTCACAATGCCTCTTGTCCCGCAGGTCGGCATAAGTCGGCGTAGCAAGTCGGCTTTAATTGAGGAGATGCTGTCAGCCGTCCGTCACAGTCCACAGGAGGCTTTAAATGAGCAGTAGACGAATTACCGACCGCGATGCCCTTTTGATGCGTGTTATAGGCAACCAGAGCCTTTACCCTCGCTTGTTTGCCAAGTACAGCTCTGACCAGATCGGCATGATGATGCGTCAAAGCAACGTACACTTGCTCCACGAGGCGGAGGAGTGGTGTGATGCCACGGAAAAGGCTTTACAGGAGCAGGAAGAGGCTGCCGAATGATCCGCCAGATGGCGGAAACTGCTTGCCTGGTAAAAATGGATTTCTCCCAGGCAGGTTTAATTCGGCTTTCCCATATATTTTTTGTAAATTTCGGCGTTTAAATTGGGTTTCAAATGAAAAATCGTTGCTATCCGGTTTTGCCGAGTGCGTTAAGTCGGCATGAGCTAGGCGTTCTTGACGGCGACACGTTAGATTTGCAAATTTCGGTTGGCCTTGGCGTGTTTGTGGAGCGTCGCGTGCGTCTTTTGGGCGTTAATTGCCCAGAGGTCCGCCGCAAGGCTACGGCCAAGGAGGGCAGTCGTTTCAAAAAGCTTACTTATGCGTTTGTGCATTACGCTGTAGAGGAGGAAACTCAGCGTTTGGAGGTCAATACTGGCGATCGTGAGCGTCACGACAGTTTTGGTCGGCTTTTAGGTGATGTTTTTCGTGTGTTTTTAGACGCCGACGGTTATGTTTTAAGCAAGGAATCGCTTTCAAAGTTTCTTTTAAAGAGCGGTGCTCCGGTTTATATCGGCGTTTCGGCCGATGACAAGCTTATGCAACACGGCCGATGACCAAGGGAGTCACTTTGACACGTTTGGTCATTGACCTAACGTGTCACAAAGGAGGGATTGTGGGTGCAAATACGGTTTTGGACATTTACAAGCGTAGAGATTTGGTGCGCCGGCTTTACATTCAGGGCAATCCGTTGTCCTCAATTGCAAAAATAATCGGCGCGCCTCTGTCAAACGTCAAAGAGGATGTGCAATTCATACAGGCTGCTTGGCGTGAAGCTGGGGAAGTTGAGTGGAGTGAGCATGTTTCCCGCCAATTGGCGAGATTGGACATGCTGGAGCAGCAGGCTTGGTCGGCATGGGAAAGTAGCCAGTGCGAGGAGAATCAGGAGGTTCTTGATTTCAAGGATATGACTTCAGCTGGCCGAAAGGCTGTAAAAAAGGCTTTGGGTAAGGGCGGTGCAGTCAGTGCGACCTTTAATTGGACCGTGAAGAAGAGTAGGAATCGGGGAAATGCTCAATTTCTTAACGTAATTTTGAGCGTAATTCGCGAGCGGAGCAAACTTCTCGGCCTTGACAAGATTAACACTGATGACGGTGCTGTGGATGACGTTCCAATCATTGCCGTGGTTGCAACAAGTTCGGATGACATTGATCAAATGCAGGACGCTCAATCATTTTTGGCTATAAACGCTGTAAAGGGGGACGGGGAGGGGTAGCGCAGCCTCTTCCATATGTATCGCAACTCGCCTGAAACGTCGGCATGGGTACTGTAATATGCCGTCACTTTTCTACTGTAATATGTGGCTCGTTTTTTTAAGGAACATGATGAAAGTAGCAGTTCAAAAACCAATTATGGGGGGTGCCTTTAAGTTTATTCTTTATGGCATTATCAATGCACTAGAGGCTGCGGGCGTAACGGTTGTTACCACGCAGCATATTGATCTAAAAGAGTCGGACGGGATCGAGCTTTACATCGGTTCGCTGTCGCATTCAAGATTGCAGCTGTTCGGCGAGGATATGTCGTCTTTTCGGCGGTTGCCTGGCTGTCGATATGCACTGCATGCCCAGCCGTTTGTCGATAAACTTGACGATTTGAAGGGAATTGAGGGCCGGCCGAGCCTTGATCCGACAAATCTTGACCGAAAAATGGCTGCCATTGTCAATCCGGAGGTGATTTGGGGCTACGGATGGGATATTCACGCAGATTTGTGGAGCAAATGGGACAGAAAGTGGCAAAGTTTTATGCCAGCGGGCGATTCGGTCGCATATTATGACCAGCAGAAAGGTCGCAGAAACGATGTTGTGTTTCTGGGAGGCGATTGGCCCTACAAACGGCCGGCGATCAACGCAATTCTTAGTCGGCTTACATCAATTGACCCAGATGTAAAGTTATCGGCAGCTGGGTGGGGCCGAAGCAAGACTATTCCATTTGGTCAGGGCAATACCTACCTTAATTCGGGCCGAGTCGGCTTTTGTCCTAGCGAACCGCACACGCAACTGCTTGGAATTGACGTTCCAGAGCGTGTTTTTAAGCTTCCGCTAGCTGGAGTGGCCGCTGTGCATGACAAAGTGCCGTTTTTAGGGCAAATGATGCCCAGTGTGCCGATCGGAAGCGATGGAATTGCCGTTGCAGAGCTGTGTTTTAACCTTTTAGAGCACGAAATGAACCGTTTAGCTGTCCAAATTGCCCAAAAACAATGGGTTTTGCAGCATCATACGTACTTTTGTAGGCTAAAATCGCTGGCTGAGGCTCTAGAAATGCCTGTTTTAGCCCAAAAATTGGCCGAAAAAATACCAAATTTGACTGAATCTGGAGTGTAAATGCACTCAAAAACGACAAAAAAGGTGCGTTCTTTGCTGCTTCATCAGAAGCAGGCGGACTTTGTAAGCAGTTCTGCCAACATTAGTGCCCTTTTAGGCGGCCGTGGAGTGGGAAAAACCTTCTCTGGAGCCGTGAAAATCCTCACTCAGGCCAAAAATGGCGAGCCTTGGATGAGTGTCAGCCCAGATTCCGGCATTATTTTGGACACGACGCTGCCAACGTTCATTGAAATATGCCGACATTACAAGAAATTGATCAGGTACGTCCGCAGTCCGTATGCTCGGGTTTGGTTTAAAACGCAGGATGGGGGCGAGGCCAACCTGATTATGCGATCCGGCGAGGCGCCGGAAAAGCTCAGGGGTCCAAATAAGGCTGGATTGTGGCTTGACGAAGCTTCGATCATGAGCCGAGACGTTTTTGACATCGGCATTGCTACGTTGAGGATAAAAAACGCTGCAAATCAGGTGTTTTTGACAATGACACCCCGCGGTATCCACCATTGGACGTTCAGTCTTTTTTACCAGCTGGTGGATGAGTACGAGCAATTGCAGATCGATCCGGCGAGGCTAGTGCAAATTTCCGGACAAACCTACATGACGCGCGACAACACAGAGATCATTCGCGCAGCAAGCTATGAAAACCCGTTTTTGCCCGATGGGTACGCCGACCGATTGCGTGCCGAGTATTCCGAGGAGTTTGCCCAGCAGGAGATCGAGGGAAACTTTATCGATCTTTCAGGGCTTATGTTTAATCGATCAGATTTCCAATTCATTGACGCCATTCAGGTGCCAAGACTTGGAACTCGGGTGCGGTACTGGGATCAGGCGAGCACGCCAGGCAGTGGAGACTTTTCAGTCGGCTTGTTGATGTGCAGAGACGCGTCCGGAAGATTTATCATTGAATCGATTGTTCGGGGGCAGTGGTCAGCAAAGGAGCGTCGTGACATCATGAAACGCACAGCTGCCGTGGATGCCGAAAAATACAACAATGAGGTCGTAATTTACGTCGAGCAAGAGCCAGGCAGTGGTGGAAAAGAGCAGATGGATCAAAACGTTACATGGCTAGCGGGGTACCCCGTTTACAGAGACAAAGTAGCCGGATCGGGAAAGCGAAAGGTTCAAGGCGTTATGCTGCCCAATCAAGCCAAAGTTGTCCGCGCCCAGCCACTATCCGCAATGGCGGAAAATGAAAACATTTATTTGGTTAGGGGCAAATGGAACGAACGCTTTCTTGGCGAATTGTCGTCATTTCCAGAAAGCAGGCACGACGACCAAGTTGATGCCGCGTCAGGAGCATTCAATAAACTTGCCCAGCGATCGAGCAGCAGGGTTTCTCCGGAATTGCAAAAGGTCAATCAATTGCAAAGTCATGCCGCTAGAATCTTGCAAATGGCGGAGGACAGCCGGCTGCAACAACTAAGTGAGCTGGGCAATGCGGCAAAAAACAAACCAGCCAATTCGCCCGAGCGGTTGAAACGGGGGTTAGATGATAGTGCAAGAGGAGGTTCGCATGTTGTTTGACAGCCTGTATATTGTCCAAGTGGTAATTGCAGAGGGCGAATTCAACGGATTTGGGTTGCCGGTAAAGGGGTATTACTTAGAAGTCCTTTGCTGTTCGCATTTTACACGAGGATGGCTGTTTGCTGAGTGCGATCCCGATAAACTTGAAATACCAATTGGGTATTGGGACATGGAATTACTAGCGTCACTGCCAACCGAAGCAGTTCAAAATCCATTATAAGGAACACAAAATGGTTGAGTTTTTAGAGTCACCGAAGACCGTAATTGACACTCCGATGGGATTAATTACGAAAGAGGACGCCAGCAGATTGCAATTTACGTTGGCTACATACGAATATGTCATTGAACGCGGCCAGAAGGGTGGCGGCATGTACTACACGATGATCATTCTGAGCAACTTAGATGAGGCCATTGTGGGCATTCACGAATCAAACATTCTGCCTCCGGTCGTGATTTATTGCAGCGAACTAATATGGCAAAAGCTAGAAAAGGACGGAATGCCGGCAGAGGACGTTCGTGAATACTTTGAATTTAACATTATTGGAGCACACATGGGCGCGCAAACTCCGCGCTTTGTTTCAATGTACGGCGATGAGGAAACCGGCGAGGATATGTGGCAATTTGACAAATAGTATTCAAATACCTCATTTTTACCTGACCCTGTAGTTTTTTATGGCAAAAACGAGCGTGCAGGGGTACGATTCGGTGATCCAATTCTTTTTGTGTGAAAAGCAATATGCCAAGCGACAGTTTTAATCTTGCCGAAGCCATGCGCAATCCAGCCACAAGGCGTGTTGCGATGGATTTAGAGGCCGGCCTTGCTGCTCACGAGAAAGGGCAAATGAGCCGCACAGCTTTGGATCGTCGCATACGTAACTACAGAGATGCAACAAATCAAAGCCAAGTCGCCAATTGGCGGAACGACAACCGCAACACAGCCAGACGTTCGAACGCGAATACAAAGGCAGCATTGACCGCGGCATTTGGCGGATTTGTTAAAGCAAAAAACGTATTTAAAAGCTTGCTAGGCACAAAAAAGGCAGGAATGTCAAATGAGGACATCGAGACAACCGCAGATTTAATTCGTGATTACGTCGAAAATCAGTCAAATCCAAAGAAAATGGAGCAGGGTGCAAAGCGAGCGTGGCGAGAAAAAGGCTACATTGTTCGGCCAGATGATGACGACGATGAAGTGCGTTCGGATCGGGATCGAAGACGGCAACATCGGCATTCCGACTTTCAAGAAAGTCGTCGCAGAGCAATTAGGCGAGGCGAGGATGATAGCGGTCGGCTAAGCAAAAAATACTTCACGCCATCCTCAAGTAATGTGTTTTCGTTTCAATATGATTATTCAATTAGCGTTTTGTATGTGTGCTACAAGGCGCCGGCAATAAATCCTGATTCAGTTAGTGGGTATTACTCAGAGGGCGGCATACCTACGGTGGCAGGAACGTTGGGAAGCACGGTCATGGGCAAGACTGACTCGGCCGGTTCGCTTTACGCGTATTACGATGTCCCGATTGGAAAGTTTAAATCCATGATCACCTCCGCAAGTGCTGGAGGAGCGGTATGGGATCGGTTGCGAGTTCGCCATACAGTGTTTGGGACGCAGCATCGATATTCGCTGGTAGCTGGAGCAGTTATTGATGGACCTGACGGCGATCCAGCAGTTTATGTACACAGAAGAGCAACAAAGCAAGGCTTTCGATCGCGTAACGTTGTGGAGCCTGGCAGTGGCAGGCGCCGTTACGTCGGCAGCTCGCTTCCACAAGATTTAAGAGGACACGGCCGGACGTTGCGGCCAAATCGCGGAAAAAAATCACGGCCTAACAGAGGGAAGTAATGAGCAACATAAATCCAGTTCGATTGGAAGTTGTCAGCGGCAATCAAACTAACATTCTGAGAAGTTACACCCGTCGAGCCGATGGCACGCCGCTTCCGTCTGGATCAACGGCAGAAGATTACGTGCAAATTAGCTTTGAAACCTCTAGCCAAGGCGTGGGGTCTTGGCAAACATTTGCGTGGCGAAATGGCGATGCGGCTGTAACGGTTAGCCTGCCACAAAACGCAATGGTGGATGGGGGCGAGGGCGAAGTAGGAGTGTGGGAGCCGGCAATTGATGGGGTAGAGGGTTTTAATGTCAAACTTGAAATGCCCGCTATCATTATTTTAAGTCCACTTCCCAACTCTGTAATTGACTGGAATTTTACTGTGGGAATTGGGTTTTACAAAATCACAGTGCC